TTATCAATTTAGTTCCTAATTGGGTTAAAATGTATAATGAGGACTACGATGATCATTTAGACGTAAACAATATAACCGAATGGAAAATTGATAAATTTGTAAAGTGTGGAGATGAGATATATGACTATATTCATCCAACACCAGAATTTCTATTTAATATTTATGATCATTGTGAACCAATTGATGGAGCACTTGATGGAATAAAATCCTTAAGAGAGATGGGATTTAGAATCGTGTATGTTTCAGCAAGTAATAAAATGGATTATAAATATCAATGGTTAGAAAAATATGGTTTCTTAGATAAAAGAGGAAACTTTGTTCAAGCTTTTGATAAAACTTTAATCAACATGAATTTCCTTATTGATGATAATTGGGAAAATGTTCAAGAGATTATTCAAAATCCAAATAAAAGAGCCATTTTATTTGAAAAACCCTGGAATACTTCTAAAAAAGATAACTATGATGAAGTGGAAAATAGATATATTCGTAAAAATAATTGGAAAGAAATTATAGATTATTTTAAGACAATCAAAAAAGAAGAGGTCATTGAATGAAAGTAATAACCTTTTCAGGAAAAGCTCAACACGGTAAAGATACAACTGCAAAATATGTAAAGGAAACTTTACAATCCTATGGGAAAAGAGTTGTCATTTTACATTTTGCTGATTATTTAAAATATGTTTGTAAAGAATATTTCAATTGGAATGGAATTAAAGATGAACACGGAAGAACTATTTTACAAAAAGTAGGAACTGATTTAGCTAGAAAAAATAATCCTGATATTTGGGTGAATGTAGTATCTGATTTTATACTTGCTTTCAAAACAGAATTTGATTATTTTTTAGTACCAGATTGTAGATTTCCTAATGAAATAAATTTATTAAAAGAAAAGTATTATGATGTATATTCAATTCTTGTTGAAAGAAGCGAATTTGATAATGGATTAACCGAAGAACAAAAATCACATCCTTCCGAAACTGCTTTAGATAGTTATAATTTTGATATTACTTTGATCAATCAAGAAGGATTGGATTATGTAAAAAACAATGCAGTAGAAATTTCTAAGATAATTGAATTTTATTCTAATAAATAATTATAGAATAAATTTTTTAATATTAATATTATTTTATTTAAGGAGGACAATTTGACAGAATTTATAGCAAAAAGAAATATCTCATCCACAGCAAAAAATATTTTGAAAAAAAGATATTTTTCAAATGAGGAAAAAGAATGGAAGGATATAGCGAATAGAGTTGTTGATTTTGTAGCGGAAGATTTCAACGAAAAATATGAGCCAGGTTCAAAAGAAGAATTAAGAAAAATGATATTAAATACATACTTTGTCCCAAATTCTCCTGCTTTAGTAAATGCTGGTAACAACAATATGGGATTGTGTGCTTGTTTTGTAGTAGATTTTAAAGATACCATCGAAGATATTTACAAAACAAAATTAGATTTTGCTTTAGTCGCTAGAAAAGGCGGTGGATGTGGAACAAGTTTAGAGAAAATAAGACCAGAAGGATCTAAAGTAAATGGATCGACTCATGGATATGCTGGAGGTGGAATTAAATTTGCAGATACAATCTCTCATGATGCAGATGCTTTGACACAAGCCGGATTTAGATCTATGGCAATTATGTTTACTCAGTCTGTATATCATCCAGATATTATAAAATTTATTACAGCAAAAACTGAAGAAGGAAGAATTGCAAATGCAAATATTTCCGTTATTGTTGATGATAATTTCATGAATAAAGTAAAAAATAATGAAGATTATTGGACTGAATTTGATGGTATTAAATATAATCAATATAAAGCAAAAGATGTTTTTGATTTAATTGTTGAGGGAGCTTGGAAAAATGGTGAACCAGGACTGTTGTTCAGAAATCGAATAGACGATTCTCCTTATCAACATACAGGACAAAAAATATTTTCCACGAATCCTTGTTCTGAGCAACCACTACCTCCCAACGGGGTCTGTAATATTGGGTCATTAGATTTATCGAAATTCTATAATTTAAAGAAAGAGGAATTTGATTTTAAATTATTTGAAATAGCCTCAAGATTAGGCGTTAGATTTTTAGATGCCGTTATTGATAAAACTTCTTTTCCAACAAAAGAAATTGAACAATGGGCTATAGAAAACAGAGCTATTGCATTAGGTATAATGGGTTGGGCTGATTTATTACTTATGATGAAAATTCCTTATGGAACACCAGAAGCTAATTTAATTTTAGAAGAAATTTTAGATTTTATGTCTATGGTAGCATACGATGAATCTGAAAGATTAGGAAAAGAATTTGGAATTCCTTTACAATGCCAAAAACTTCCCATACCAAGAAGAAACATTACTGTAACAACCATAGCACCTACAGGGACAGTGAGTTTAATAGCAGGATGTAGTTCAGGGCTAGAACCCATATTTTCAGAAGTAACAATTCGCAACGATAGAACAGGAACATATACTTTTGAAAATGAATTAGCGTCTAAACCATATTTCAGATGTGCGGTATCTTCAAATGGAGCACAAGAAGTAACATGGGAGGAACACGTAGATACTTTAGCATCTGCACAAAAATATATAGACAGTGGAGTTTCTAAAACCATTAATTTTCCTAATAAAACTCACAAAGAAACAATAGGAAAAGCTATGTTTAAAGCTTGGGAATCTAATTGTAAAGGCATAGCTGTTTATCGAAATGGATCACGAAAAGTAGAGGTTCTGTCTCCTAAAAATCTTAAAAAAGAAAAATGTCCTATTTGTGGAAATGATTTAGTAACAGTTAATGAAAAACAAAAATGTTTAATATGTAAAACAGAGACATTGATTGAAAATATCAGTGGAGCATATGATAATTAAACAGATATATTAAAATAAAAAATTGTGGTAGAATATAACTGGAGTGTAGGAGGGGTGCTCCACCATTCCTCTTACACTCTAACGAAATACATGTGGAGGTGTATAAATGGAAATTTTTAGTAAACCAGGAATCTATCGTATAAAAAACTTAATAAATAATAAACAATATATTGGTCAATCAAAAAACATAAGAAAAAGAAAAAGTTCCAATATGTCTAGTCTTGAACACAAAAATCATTGTAATCCATATTTACAACGTTCTTTTGAAAAATATGGGATTCAGAATTTTTCTTTTGAGGCATTAATTTATTGTGAAAAAGAGTGTCTAACAAAATATGAACAATTTTTTGTTGATTCAACCCCTAAAAAATTATTATATAACGTTAGATTAGAATGTGTCAATAGTCCAGTAGGAACTTTTATATCAAATGAAGTAAGGAAAAAATTAAGTAAAGCATTTTCTGGAAAAAATAATCCTATGTATGGTAGTCATCGTACTGGTATAAATAATCCGATGTATGGAAAAAATCATACAAAGGAAGCAAAAGAAAAAATAGGAAAGGCAAATAAAGAAAAATTATCTGGAAAAAACAATTCTCAATACGGAAAAACTGGAAAAATGTCGACATGGTGGGGTAGAAAGCACACAGAGGAAGAAAAAGAAAAAATAAGTAAAGGAAACAAAGGAAAAGTTAGAAGCAACGAATTACGGGAAAAAATATCGTTTAGAATGCAGGGAGAAAAAAATCCCAATTATGGCAAAACTTTTTCAGAAGAGCATAGGCGAAAAATTTCAGAAGCAAAAAAGATATATTGGGAGAAAAAAAGAAATGAATATTAAGGAATATATAAGAGAGTCATCTAATACTTGCCCTGATTTAGGAAGTGATTTTAGCAATCAATTACATATGGCAATAGGAGCGTCTACCGAATCAAATGAATTATTGGACGCTTACAAAAAAGCCTTCGCTTATGGAAAAGAATTAGATAAAATTAATGTTAGCGAAGAAATATTTGATTGTTTCTGGTACTTGGTAAATCTTTGTAGAATGCTAAATATAGATATTGAGAAAGGTATGCAAACCAACATAGACAAGTTAAAAACTCGATATCCAAATAAATTTGATACTGATCGTGCCATTAACAGAGATCTCAATAAAGAACGAACTATTTTAGAATCATAACTATCATAATAATCCAAATTATAATAATCATAATTATATAAAACCAAAAAAACAAAAAAAAAAAAA